AGCCACGACGCTGTTTACAGTGGGGGATCTCAGCGTCTCGATGGCGAGCATTGCATTCTCAGTCGGCGGCAACTTGCTGCTAAGTGGGATCAGCTCGATGCTGACGCCGACGCCAAAACGGCTCGAATCGCCGGAGCGGCCCGATACGAGGCCGTCATTCATCTTTAACGGCGCGGTCAACACGATCAAGCAAGGCGGTCCGGTCCCCATTGGTTACGGCCGCATGCGGATCGGCAGCCAAGTGATCTCGGCTGGGATGTTTACGGAGTCCTTGTAGGGCGATGGCGGTAATCGGCGCAAAGGGCGGCAAAGGGGGCGGTGGTGGTGGCCAACGCGCCCCTGTCGAAGCGCCTAATACGCTGCGCTCGAAGCAATATGCCCGGGTGCTGGATCTGCTTTGCGAGGGCGAGATCGAGGGGCTAGTCAACGGGCTGCAGTCGGTGTACTTGGACGACGTGGTTGTCCAGAACAGCGACGGCACCTTTAACTTCAACGACGTGTCCATTATGACGCGCTATGGGACGCAGGCGCAGTCGTACATGGACGGGTTTCCCGAGACGGAATCGGAGAACGCGGTTGGGATTGAGGTAACCAACGCAACGCCAGTTGTTAGGAGCATTACGAACGCGAACGTTGGTGCTGTTAGGGTAACGATCCTGATCCCACGGCTTTATGCACAAAACACCACCAACGGCGATATCAACGGCACCTCGGTATCCATTGCCATTGATGTGCAGGACAATGGGGGCGGCTACGTAGAAAAGGTTGCGGACACAATCAGCGGCAAGACCATGGCCGGCTATCAGCGTGACTACCGCATCGCGCTTACTGGCAATGGCCCTTGGGATATCCGGGTGCGTAGGGTCACCGCCGATAACAGCAGCGCGACCCTAGCTAATAAGACCTTCTTTTCTTCGTACACGGAGATAATTCCACAACGTTTTCGCTATCCAAATTCTGCCTACGTCGGGCTGCAGGTGGACGCTTCGCAGTTCCAGCGAATCCCCACCCGTGCCTACGACGTTAAGCTGCTTAAGGTCAAGATCCCGTCTAACTACGATCCCGTTACCCGCACCTACACAGGCAACTGGGACGGGACCTTTAAGGCGGGGGTGTACTGGACGGACAATCCCGCGTGGTGTTTCTACGACCTGATCACCAACGAGCGCTACGGCCTCGGCAAGTTTGTGTCCGCGTCCCAAATCGATAAGTGGGCGCTGTACAAGATTGGGCAATACTGCGACGAATCGGTGTCGGATGGATTTGGGGGGGAGGAGCCACGGTTTACGTGTAACGTGTACTTGAACACGCGGCAGGAGGCATTTCGGGTGCTGGCTGCCTTTGCCAGCGTGTTTCGCGCGATGATCTGGTGGTCGGCGGGCAGCCTGTCGATCGCACAAGACGCGCCCGCGTCGGTTACCGCCGTGTTTACGCGGGCCAATGTGATCGATGGTGTGTTTACGTACTCGGGCAGCGACCTTCGGTCGCGGCACACGGTCGCGTTGGTGACTTGGAATGATCCATCGGATGGGTATAGACAGAAGATCGAGTACGTGCCTGATCCGGACGGCATTGCGAAGTATGGGATCAGGGAGGCGGACGTGGTGGCGTTTGGCGCCACGAGCCGGGGACAAGCGCATCGGTTTGGGCGGTGGCTGCTGTACAGCGAGCGGCTGGAGACCGAGACGGTCACTTTTCAGGTAGGGCTTGATGGCACGACTATCTACCCTGGCGCGCTGATCCAGACACAAGACCCAACACGCGCGGGGGCAAGGCTTGGGGGACGGGTCAAGTCGGCGACTACGACTACCATTACACTCGACTCGCCCGTGACCCTTAAGTCGGGTGTTACCTACACGCTGCTTGTCATGCTGCCTGATGGTACTTTGGGGCAGTCAACTGTTACGACAGGGGCGGGGACTATCAGTACGGTGACTGTATCGCCGGCGTTGGCGGCGGCGCCGCAGGCGCAGGCCATTTGGGTGTTGTCATCGAGCGAGGCGGTGCCCGAGACGTGGCGCGTGGTGACGGTCAAGGAGGTCGGGGAAAACAAGCTGGAGATATCGGCGGTCGCGCACAACAGCAGCAAGTTCGGGTTTATCGAGCAGGGGCTTACGCTAGAGACGCCAAAGACGAGTCTGCTAACCACCGCGCCAGGCAAGCCGACGGGGCTTACGACAACCGAGTCCCTAGTGCTGCTATCGAATGGGACTGTGGGCAATCGGGTAACGCTGTCTTGGGACCCGGATAGCAGCGTTAGTGAGTATCGGGTTACATGGACCGAGCCTAACGGCAACCCGAACAGCCAGACGGTGCGTACCAACGAGATCGACATTGTGCCGGCGATGGCGGGTAGCTGGCACTTTGAGGTCACGGCATACAACGCGATCTTGATTGCCAGTCCAGTAGCCACCCTTGACACTACACTGCTGGGACTGACAGCCCCACCCTCGGACATTTCTAACTTCTCAGTCGCGGTCATTGGATCGCAAGCACATCTGACTTGGACGCGCAACACCGAGCTTGACCTATCCCACTACGAGATTCGGTACACATCCGTAACTTCGGGTGCTACTTGGGCCTCGGCAATGGCGCTGATCCCCAACGTGCCCCCAACAGCGGCATCGGTCATCGCCCCAGCATTGCAGGGCACCTATCTGATCAAGGCTGTCGATACCAGTGGCAATCTATCGGTAAACGCGGCGTCAGTGGTGGTTACTACCAACACGCTGGACAGCTTTAATGCGGTACTAAGCATCCCGGAGAGCACTACTTGGGGCGGGACATTCACCGATACGGGGATCGTCGGTGGGTGGCTGCAGCTTACCGGGTCGGACACGTTGTCTGACTGGACGACCCTTGCCGCCATCGACAGCATGACCTACGGGACGGCGGGGGTTATCTCGGCTGGGTCCTACCAGTTTGCCGATACTGTTGACCTTGGGAAGGTCTTTACGAGCCGAATCACCGCGTCCGTAACGGTCACGGGGACAACGCTGCTGTCGGCGATCAATACGTGGGCAACACTGGCGGGGGTCGAGGCGCTAAGTGGGACTGATCCGTCGAAGTATGGGGTGCAGTTGGAGGTCAGGACAACGACAGACGACCCCAACGCCGCCCCGACGTGGACGGCTTGGCAGCCGTTCGTGGTAGGCGATTACACAGCGCGGGGGCTGCAGTTTAGGGTGTCGCTGACGACGACTGAGACCAACGTGACGCCGATTGTGCAGTCGTTGACGGTCAACGTCGACATGCCTGATCGAGTAGCGACGGGTAATGATGTAGCGGTGCCAGCCGGCGGCTTGACTATTACTTTCTCGCCGTCTTTCAAGGCTACCCCCGCAATCGCCGTGAATGGACAGAATCTTAACAGCGGGGACTACTGGCGGGTTACCAATAAGTCGGCCAGCGGATTTACGCTACAATTCTTTGATAGCACCAACAGCGGGGTGGCCCGAACTGCCGATTGGGTTGCCAAGGGTTGGGGCTACGGTACGTAAGCGAGGACAGCAGCAATGTCACAGTATGATTGGGGGACGATGGACCCGAATACGAAGTCGGGGACACAACTCGCTACGGACTTGAACAGTTGGCGTGACGCGATGCACACGATGCACAGCGGCACGTCGCGCCCCACCTATGCGAAGGCGGGTACCCTGTGGCTCGATACGACGGCAACGCCCTGGCTGCTAAAGCAGTACGACGGGGTGGATGACATTGTGATCGGGGAGGTCAACAGCAGCACAAACCAGTTTGTCCCCTACGTCAACGGGTCCAAGGCGCGGGATTGGGCGCTGAAAGAGGCGGCGGTGCTTAGCAAGACGGGCGCCTACAGCGTTGTTGCCGCCGATGATGGGAAGAAAATCCGCGCTGATACGACAACTGCCGCATGGACCCTTAGTTTGCTTGCGGTAGCCAGTGCTGGGGATGGCTTTAGGATCGAGGTGGAGAACATTGGCACTGCTGACAATGATCTGACGATCGATCCTAGTGGCGCTGAAACGATCAACGGCAGCGCCACCTTGGCACTTAAGTCAGGACAGTCGGCCGTGGTCTGGTGTAGTGGGTCTAGCTGGTTTGCCTATGTATCGGCAAGCGACGATGCCGAGCAATCCTGGGCGAAGCAGCAGTACCATCCCGAGCAGACGCTTACTGACGGCATCACGATTTCCTGGGACGTTCGCAACAACCCGGTCGCCAAGGTTACGCTTGCGGGTAATAGGACGCTGGCCAACCCCACCAACATGCGCGCTGGTGCCTTCTACGCGCTGCGCGTGATCCAAGACGCGACGGGCGGGCGGACGCTTGCTTACGGCACTGCGTACAAGTGGCTAGGCGGCGCAGCGCCTACGCTATCCACCGGGGCAAACGCGGTTGACCTCTTGATCTTTTACAGCGATGGCACATCTATGTTTGGTGTCGCGCACCAGGACTTCTCATAATGCGCAAGCACAAGCTGATCTCGCTACCGGGCGCGCGTCGCCAACGAGGCTTCGTCACGCTGCCCATGCTTGGGGCTGGGGTTGGGTACCAGATTGATCAGTCACTGCTGTTCGACCGGAGTGCCAGTGCGTACTTCACGCGAACCCCGACGGTAGCGGGAAACCGCAAGACGTGGACGCTCTCGATGTGGGTGCGGCGCGCCGTCTTCGACGTGAAGCACGCTCTGTTCGGCGCGGGCGACTCTGCGGCCAACAGCCCGCTGGGGGCTGGGCCGGGGCTTGCAGTGATGTTCAACCCCGCTACCAGCAACTACTACGACTTCGTGGCTGGCGGCGGGGTTTCTACTCGCGTCACCACCAACGCCGTGTTTCGTGACCCTCTGGGTTGGTATCACCTCATGGTGGCTGTGGACACGACTCAAGCTACCGCGAGCGACCGCGTAAAGCTGTACGTCAACGGGGTGCTGGTAACGTCGCTGCTCAACACCACGTACCCGGCGCTCAACTTTGAGTGGTACGTCAACAGCACTGCCGCTACGCACTACCTGGGCGTCCACAACGACGCTGGCAGCATCGCGGCGCCGCTCGACGGCTACATGGCCGAGGTCCACTTCGTAGACGGCCAGCAGCTTGCGCCTACTGCGTTCGGCAAGTTCGACGCCAACGGCGTGTGGGTACCGAAGAAGGTCACCGGCCTGACCTACGGCACCAACGGCTTCTACTTGCCCTTCGACGACGCCACCAGTCCCACGACCCTCGGCTACGACCGCAGCGGCAAGGGGAACCACTGGACCCCGAGTGCGGGCGTGGCGGCGACGGATCAGGTGGCGGATTCGCCGACTAGTGTGTATCCCGTATTGAATGGTGTACGTCCGGCAACGGGTGGGACGCTTACAGATGGGGCGTTGGTTTGGTCGACTGGGACAGGCACGTACCCGATGCAGCTCTCCGCTACGATGGCGCTCCCGGCATCCGGCAAGTGGTACTGGGAGGTGACGCCAGACAACGCAGCGCCTGCGAACGGATATGCAGTAGGCATCATCGGCAAAGACGATGTAAATGATGCCCTTGATGTAGGGACAGCGGGACAAAAGAATGTAGCGTGGGACTCACGAGGGAATACTTACGTAAATGGAACGGCCACTGCGTCATCTGCCTTTACTACAAGTGACGTAATCGGAATAGCGGTTGATTATTCTGCGGCTAGTGTGAAGTTTTACAAGAACGGAACGTTGGCCGAGACGATTACTGGATTAGACACAACAGTTGTGTGGCTGCCAGTTGCGTATGACAATACTGGTGTTGCCACCCCACGTTACACATTCAACTTCGGCCAGCGGGCGTTCGCCTACACCCCACCCACCGGCTTCAAGGCGCTCTGCACCGCGAACCTGCCGAAGCCGTCTATCGAGGACGGTACGAAGTACATGAACACCGTGTTGTA